GCCCTCGCCCGTGCCGATCTTGCTCAGGTCGAACTTGTCGAAGTCGTGCGGGCTGCCGTGATAGGCACGGATGCCTTGCGGCTGCGATGCCGCGCCGATGATATCAGCCACCTTCGCGTCGAATGCCGATGTCGCTTTCCCAGACACGCCGGCATAGTCAGGCGTCAATGACCCGCCGCCCCACGCTTCGCGGGACACCCTCGCCGACTCGCCTTTTGTCGCCGCGTGCGAAATCCGCATCCGCTCCTGACCAATGGCCAACTCGAGCCCGCGCGGGGACACCTCGTTCAGGTACAGGCCGAGCTTGTCGGCGATTCCGCGGATCGCGCTCTCATCCATCGCGTTGAAGTGCGGCTCATGGGCGGGTGTGGCCGCCACCTTCGGCACGACATCGGCATCGGCAAATTCAGCGGCATCGAGCGCTCGCGACTTTCGCCATGCATCGGCTGACCCAGGCTTGGCCTCTGACAGCGCGCTGAACTCGTTCGCAACGCGCGCCTCCCACTTCGCCTTGGCATCCGATCGCAGGCTGTCGAGCATGTCCATGTTGCGTGCGTCATTCGACGCGCTATGCCCCTTCGAGACGGCGTGGCTCCGTCGCATCCACTCTTGTCCGAGGCCGCGCGAGATCGCATCCGGTGTCAGCTCTCCGGAGAGCAGTCCTAGCCGCTGGTCCAGCGTTGCGAGTTGATCCGGCGTGAGATTTTGCAGATCAGCCATCCCGATCTCGCGGGAAGGACCGAGCGGGGCCGCAGGCGCCGGTGCCGGCGCGCGCTTTGGCCCGTTCAGCAGTCCGAGATATTCCGACCAGTCCGCCTTGTTCGTGTCCCCGCCGAACCGCGTGCGAGCCTCCTCCATGACCTTGTCATAGGCACGCTGGATCGCCGCTTGATGATCGTCTGCACCATGCGCAATGCGACCGCCCGCAGAGCCGAGCGCGTTCCGAGGTGCCATTCCGCCGGCCACGCCAAGCCCGAGCCCGCCCGTCATCGCAGCGCCAGCCACTTCGAGCGCATTCCCGGCCATGCTCGGATCATTCCGGTAGGCCTGCGGATCGCTGCGGGCGCTGTCCACCATGCGTTTCCATGCGTCCCAGGTGTCCGTGACGACGCCCAACCCCTTCTGCCCGGCGTGCACGGCAGCGCGAGCCGGTAGCGTGGCAATGGAGAGCGCTGTTTCTGCGGCAGTCGGCTCGGCCTCGATCGCCATCAGGTCGCGGTTCGGCAATCCAGCCCGTGTGCGCGCCGTCATCGGGCCGAACGGCCAATTCATCAGGTCCGCCAATTCACCCTCCGACCGCCAGCCATGAGAACGTGCGATCCGTCGTCGCTGCGTTGGCGTGATGCACCGTGAACGACCCACCTGCGGGACTCACGGTCGCAAACGTCGTGGCGATGGCCGCTGCTGCATTGGCCGTTTGCGGTGTCAGCATGACGACGGCGTGATTGCTGATCGTGTCCCTTGTCACGACCGTCGTCGTTTGCCCCGGTGCCAGCGTGACATCACCGGCGGCATTCGATCGGCCCTGTATCAACTCGTTGATCGCCTGCGTGATCTGGCGAAGGCTTGCGCCGACGTTCGGAAGGACCTTCACCGCTTCCCCCGCTTGCCAGCGAGCGTCTGCATGCCAGAGGCAAGGGTCCACAACGATCCGGCCGGAATATCCATGCGCGCCCGGAAGTAGTTCCCGCTGACGTGAGCAGGGATTATGCCGGTGTCCTCCATAGCCTCAGCCGCACCGTAGGTGATTGCGTCGTGGTCAGCCTCGCGGGCAGAGATTGCGATCGTGGCGGCGTTCGTATCGATCTCCGGACGAACGCCCTTGATCAGAATGCGCCCTGATGGATCGCGACCATCTCCCGTCACGATCCTGGCCGCCATCGGAGGTCCGGACTGCAGGGCAAGCCGGTGCGACGTATCGAACAGCCCCATGATCGCGGCACCGCCACGCCAGAACGGGGAGTCGAGCGAAAACGGCAGGTCTTCGAGCGATCCGTAAACGCTCAGCCCTTCCAGCGTCGTTGACGGTGAGAGCCACTGGACAAGGGCTTCAACGCTGATGTCGGCATAGGTCGGTTCATCCAGCGACCAATCGTAGATCAAGAGCTTGTTCGGCTCTGTGTCAGAGGCTGACCCGCGCGCGATGTAGGCCCACACGATGATCGGGCGAACAGGGTTCGCGACACCGATAACGCTCAGCTCCGTCCCTGGCTTCATGTCTGCCAGGAACCATTTGACCCATTTGCCCGTACCAATCGGCTCGGATGCGCCGGCGGATAGGCTTATCTTGCGGAAGCCGTCGCGAGCGAGGTAGTACGCCTCAGACCGCAGGCGGACGAGCGAGTGAGGGGCCACGAGGCCGGCAGCACCCTCAACCTCGTCAAACTGGAAGATGAGGCCAGCCGATCCGCCCGGAACATACGTCATGCGGGTCACGCGGTTCGCCTGCATGACGTAACTTACTTCGCCACCGATCACGCCACGGACGGGGCCGCCGTTCGGGAAATCCTGGTAGTCGGATTCGTTGACGCCAGGCATCCAGCCGTCACTGTCGTTGTTGCCGGACCACTGGACGCGCTTCTCATTGCCATCGAGCCCGCCGAGCAGAACAAAGTCGCGAGCAATGTCGATATACCGCGCCCTCGGAGCAGCAGATATTCCGACAAAGTTCGCACCGCTGTTTACGTCGATATATTCGAGGCCACCTGACACCGACGTTGCCAGAAGGCGCGACCCGTACATCGCGAACTTCCACTGCTCACCAGGGCCAACGACATAGCCGAGGCCTGAAAGCCTCGAAACATCATCCCACGCAGTCGAGGCGCTGAGCTGATAGAGGTTCGTCGATGTGCCGGCGAAGGTCACCACGGAGCCGTCGTCTCGGAGAACCGAAACGGCGCCTCGGCAGACAGACGGTAGCGCCGTCGTTCCAGCAACGGAGTCTTCGAGCGGCAAGAACCCCGCCACGCCCGGGAGCACATTGCGCGCTTCCATGACCACGGGCGCGTTGGTCTTCATGGCGTCGGGCCGGAACGGCCCCCAGGGGATCACGTCAGCCTCCCGCCATCATCCCCATTCCGTTCTGAGGCGGCCCCTGCGGCGGCATGCCGCGCGGCGGACCCATCTCGACATCCGGAGGCGTCTGCCCGCCCTGCTGCAGCAGCATCGTCAGTAGTTGGACTAGACCCTGTGGCCCGAACTTGGCCTGCAGGGCAGAGATCAGCGCCATGATGCCCGGATCGACACCGCCACCACCGCCGCCACGCGCCATCGGTGGAGCTGCGGGGCGCTCACCCATCAAATCTGCCATATCGATCGTTCTCCTTATTTCAGCATGCGCAGCTTGTACGCCGCGGCGAGGTACGCGCCCGCAAGGTCATCCAGCATGTTCTCGATTGCAGGCACGCCTTGAGCAATCGTGCTCCGCTGCGCCTTGATCCAGTCGGCTTCGGCTTCGATCTGCGAAAGCAGAGCCCCGACCTCGGGCGCATCTGTCTTCACCCGCTGCCCAGTGTTGCCCTGGATCGCCTCGACGATGGCGTCGATCTTGTCCGGCAAAGCGTCGTAGAAATCGCCGAGCGCCATGTGCTGGGCATAGGAGGCCGTCGCCCAATGCGCTTTGTGTGAGGCATTGCGCGTTGCGAACACGCGCTCGATCAGGGTTGCGATATCGCCGCGACCAACCGTCTTCGGAGATGCTGAAAGCAGCCCTGCCATCGTCACACCCCGAGAACCTGAGAGATCGACCGAACGCGCGCGCCGCCCGTCCGAACGTCGTGAGCAACGCGGTTTATTCCGTCGATCACGGATTTCAGCTTGCCGAGATAGGCAACCGCAAGCTCGGGCTCTTGCATGAAGCTGAAGGCTTCGAACATCACGGCGTTGAAGTAGGCCAAGCCGTGCGCGGTCAGCATGTCGCCGGTCGTGTTCTCGCTCGAAATCGCCGGCAACCGCTTGTAGTACCGGATCACGAGGTCGCCGGACCAGACGGGGGCAACGCTGATCGTCAGCCCTTCGATCTTGTAGTATGACGGCGGGCCACCGTTCTGCACGCCGGCCTGATAGGCGTCCCACGTGTGAGGCGGCGCATAGGTCAATCCGGTCGTGTCGCCTGCGCGGCTGATTTTCTTGATTGCGAGCGCGTCATCCGGCAACTCGCCGACGCCATCCGTGAGAGTGACGGTAGTATCGTCCGACTCCATGACACGAGAGCGGATCGGCGGCGTATAGAGCGTCTCGCCTGGCTCACCATGGCCGTTGTAGAGCCGCTCCTCTGCAGCAGCGACGAATACAGGGAAGCGTGCCGAGAACGCGCTGTCCGAGCGCGCGCACCACGCTTTGACCTCTGCCACAAGCGAATTGTAATCCGAGATGACGGCCACGTCAGATCCTCAGTGAATCGCAGGTTTTGAACGCGCGGAACTCAGGATCGTTGAGCCGCTTCGTTACGCGGGCGGCGAACTCTGGCGAGTAGACTTTCTCCGCCGGGATGCCGTCTTCCTGCGCCCACTTCAGCAGCATGAGGTTCGGCACGGTCGCCTCGTGGCGGAAGTCGCCACCCGCCCGCCAATAGTCGCGCCCGGTGCCCTGAATCTTCTTCAGGTGCTCGACAAAGGGCTCAACGTCCTGCTCTTGCGTGGTGTGGAACGTGTCGGCGTCGTCGTCGCCGTGAAACCATGTGATGATGCCAGTGAACTCGTCGTAGTCCAGAATACGTTTCATGGATCACTGCCCTCCGTAAGCCTTGACGATGGCCTCAACCGTCTCGCCCTGCTGGTAGAGCGCGATCACGTCGTCGCCGTGCTCCTGGGCAAGCGCCCTGATCTCGGACGGGAGGTCGTCGTATTGCATCTGAGCAGACTGCGCCGCGCGCTTCTGTGCGGCCTGCACTGCCGCCTCGGTCGCCTTCTTGCCGCGCTTCTTGGCCTCGATGGCTCCGCTGCCCGAGATCAGTTCGGCCGCCCCTGTCGAGACCAGAATATCGGCAAGATCAGGCGGCAAGTCTGCCGTCTCCCCCGCCTTGTACGGCATCGTGCGGTGCTCTTCTCCAGAGTGAACCTCACGGACGAACTTGACCGCTGTCAGGTTCGGACTATCGACGATCGGCTTGCTCATCATCACCTCTAGGAATCGAAACGGGGGCCAGATGTGGCCCCCGCTCCATTCGTCATCAGCTCAGGTCGGCCACGATGCCGTTGGCGCGCTCTTCCTTGCACGCCAGCGTCACCTCCGCCTTGAGCAGGCGGCGCTCGGCGTGGCCGGTGCGGGCCAGCGGGATCGTCGTGAACGGCTGCAGGAACATCAGCTCCCAGGTGTTCGGCGTGAGCACGAGAACCGACTGGCCGGGATAGAGGCCGTTGGTTGCCGAGCGCCCCGAAGCAGCCGCGCCCATGAAGCGGTTGGGCACGATCTTGTGCTGACCGAAGTCCGACTTGTAGATGTCGGCGGCGCCGTAGATCATCAGCTTGTTCTGGTCGTTCACCTGGTTGAACTGCGTGGCGATACCAGTGAACGACGAGAACGTCTGCTTCTTCGAGCCCGTCATCATCACCGTGTCGGGCTCGCCACCGGCATCCCACGCAGCTTTGATGACGGTCTTGAGCAGCGCCTCCGTGAACGCACGGGCCGTGCCGTCCGTAGCAGCGGCAACGAGGCCGGTGCCGCTGTTGTACCCGCCGTTGGCGCCAGAAGCACCGCGCGACGTGTTGGTCGTGATCCACGACTCTGCGCCGGCGCACTGACCAGCGGTCGAAGTGTTGCCGACAACGGAGGCATAGTTGGACGTGAGCCGCATCTCCATGTCGCGCTTCAGCGACTTCGCCGACTTCGCGACCTGGTACTTCAGCTCGTTCGCACGGCCGGCGGTGTTGACGGCGATCGCCGTATCCGACACCACAACCGTCTCGTCAAAGAGCTGCACGACGTTCTTGAGGCGGTCGGGCTGGCCGAGAGACGCCGCAGTCGGAGAGTCGTTGCCTTCGATCACCGCATTGCCGGGGTTGGGGTTGCGCAAGGTGTCGCGCAGCCACTCCGGCGTGCGCGTCGAGGCTTTGCCCTTCCGCGCCATGGAGGTGAACGGAACCTCAGTCGGCGCGATGTTGAAGATCACGTCGCTGAGCTGCTCCCTGATACCGACCTGCTGAAAGGTCTGCAGGGTGTTGGTCAGAATAGCCATTGGCTATGTTGTCCTTCAGATGAGGCCGTCGAGCGCCGCAGCGGCGTCATCGACAGAGCCGGATTGCTGGAGCCGCTGCATGCCTTGGGCAGAACGGCGATTGGATGGACTCTGCGTGTCTCGCGCTGCACCCTTCACCAGCTTCGGCTTCGCGCGCACGACCTTGACGGCCGTCTCTCGCGCCTTCTGGCCACGTCGATAGGACAGGGCATCCTTGAGCACTGCGAACGCCCCCGGGTTCGTGATCGTCGCCATGACTTCCGGCGTGAACCCGAGGTGGCCATAATAATCGCTGATCTCGCCGCGCACGCGGTCGGCCTCTTTGTCAGCGTTCGGCCCTATGACCTCGGGCCAGAATTTCTGAACTTCGTGAGCGCAGCGGATGCGCTGATTGCGCTGAACCGCATGCGTCTTCATCTGCTGGTCGCGCTCGATCTCTGCAATCTCGGCCTGGATGCGCTGAACCTGGGAGTGCTTGGCTTGGGCCATAGCCATCTGGCGCTGATAGAGGCCGGGGTTGTAGCGCGGGCTTTCCTCGTTGATCAGTTCGAGGTCCGGCTGCTCCGGCTGCATCATATGCGCGTACATGCGCAGTGTGCGTGACGTGTTGGCCTGGGCGTTCACAAGCTCGATCACCTGCTGATCGTAGCTCTCGGGCGGAACGAAATCCCGGCGGGCCTCGGCGAGCTGCCGTTCGAGGGTGTCCGCACGTTGCGCCTTCTCCCAGACCTCCATGGCTTTGAGGCGGCGCGGCTTCTCGCCTTCCTTCTCCGCGGGAAGCTCGAAATACTCTTCCTCGACGGCGCTGGCCTGCTCGTCGGCATCAGGTTCGGCTGCGATCTCATCCTTCGTCTTGGCATTCGACCGCGCCACGGCCTCGAGCTCGGCGTCCGATGCCTCGTCCTTCTGCTTGAAGCGGCCCGTTGGGATGTCGCGAACGCGCGTGTTCAGCTCGTTCGTTGCGGGGGCTTCATTGAAGTCGATCAGATCGGGCATGTTCAGCGCAGCGTCGGCGAGGCTGCCGTCGCCGGAGCCGTTCTGAGCTTGAGGAGCGGACGCGAGATTGTCAGGCATTCAGGAACTCCTTGGAGTCGTTGAGATCGGCGATCTCTTTGTTGATGCGCGGCACACTGGCGACGGCGCCGCTGATGAGCTGGCGCAGCTCCCGCCAATAGGTCAGGCGGATGGACGCAACACGGATGGCTTCGATATCTGTGGACGTTGCGGCCTTGGTGACGGCGGCGATCAAGTCTCGCTCGCGCTCGTCGAAAAGGTTCTGCACATCGGAATCGAGGAGAACCCTGAGCTTGTCGGCGGTCTCGCGCTTGGCAATGAGGCGGTCAAGACGCTCGGAACTGTCCTTCTTACTGTTTCGTGACATCCGGCGGCGGGTCTCCCTCGTAGATCAGACCGACGATCTCGCCAGAGATCACCCACAGCGATTTTCCGTTGTCGGCGCCGTTCTTGATCAACTGGCAGATTTGCTCGCGGATCTTCGGCTTTGCCTCTTCGATCACGCCGCGCATCACATCATCTCCGGTGATCTTGTCGTCGCGCTTGGTGTCTTTCATCCATGCCCTTCCTGAACGTGAGAAGATGATCTGCCTCCGGTACTCGTGCGGGTCGTATGCTGTAGACATGAAGTCGAGTAGGCCGATATCAGGATCACGCATCCAGTTGCCCTCCTGGCCTGTTCGCCGGCAGACGCGTCGTATCGCTCGACGGCATGGAGTGCGCGTGTGCGATCTCGAGTTGCGTCTTCCAGCGGGCGAGTTCCATTTCTGCGGCCAGCCGCTCTGATGCGATCCGTGCCTCTAGCTCCATCCGCATCTGCGCGATCTTCATGTCGCTCTCGGCTTTGAGCGCGGCGGCCTCGCGGTCGCTCTGCGCCTTGGCGGCGGCTAGTGCCCGTTGCACTTCGACATCTTGCGCCGCGAGCTGCTGCTTGCCCTGCATTTCCGCATGCTGGATCTGCAGTTGACCTTGCAGCTTCTGCGTTTCGATCTGCCCGCGCTGCTGCATGTCGGCCTGTTGAAGCTGGAGCTTGCCCTCGACTTCGAGCTGCTTCGGGTCCTTGCCAGGCTCCGGCGGCTTCCAGTTCTCGGGAATCTGCCTCCAGAAGCGATCAGCGTTCTTGTAGCCCTTGGCCTCGGAGAGAAGCGCCAGCGTGTTTCGAATCTCCTGGAGGCTGACGAGCGGGTTGCCGTCGCCGAGCCTCTCGTATGCGATCTGCTGCTGATCCAGCGTATCCTTGAGATACAGGATGCGCTTCTCTCGGCTATCGGCCGACATGCCGACGTGGACGGATACGCCCATTTCGTCGGACCAGCGGCGCGGGTCGATCTCCATGCGCTTGCCGGCGATCTTGACGACGCGGGCATGATCCTGGTGAGCGATCAGGAGGCGCAGCAGCTTGCCGAATGCACTCTCAAGAGCCACCGCCAGCCATCGCGCGACCTGTTCAATCCGCGAGTTCGCTGCCGCCTGTAGGTTCTCGATGCCCTTCGCCGTGTCGGTGATGGCCTGGGGCTGAATGCCCATCGCATGGCGGTTGACGCCAGAGGCCTCCTCGGATCGGCGGTCCCAATACTCGATTGCCTGCATCGCAATCGGAGATACGTCGGTCGTTATCAGTTCGCGAACAACCTCATTCGGGTTGCCTTCCACCTCGATGGCATCGCCTACGTCGTGATCAAGCAAGCGGTCCAGCAGCGACGGGTCTTTGCGCGTCGCCGAGGCGTTGACGAGGACGCGAGGCGCTGTTGCACGAGATAGGCTGTCCATCGCCCGGCGCGTCAGTGCCGTCCTGATCTTCTGAATGTCGATCAGCGTGTCGGCGAGGCTGCGGCCGATCGCGCGATGCGACACCTTGATAGGTGTCCACATCACGAATTCGGACTCGTCGGCGGCGTCGTTCTCCAGGATCGTATCGCCAACGCGGCGGATGCGGCGCAGTTCGACGACGCCATCGCCATCCGCGTCGATCCGAATGTATTCGATGTTCTCCCAGACCTTGCGGCGCTGCGGATCGTAGTGAGACACACGCTGGCCGGTGCTCGGCTCATCAGGGAACCGCGCGAGCTTGCGGTTGTCGGTGTCCGAGTTGATCTCGTCGGCTTTCAACGTCGCGAAGTTGTCGGGCTCCAGCGCGTCGGCCTGTTCCGGGAACTCGTTCAGGAGCTCGGCGACGTACACCTCGCGGCGCCAGGCGTGATAATCGGCGGCCTCGATCGATTTCGCGCGCCGCGAGATGCGGAACTCTTCCGGCGGCACAACCTCGACGCGGGCGCGGCCGACGCGGGGCTTGTGCTGAATGCGAAGCGTGAACGTCGGCTCCGGCTTTTCGTTCGGCTCGTGGCCAATCAGCTTGAGTTCACCATCTGCCGGCTTGTCGTCGCCGTCGTGCTCGTCTTGCTCTTCGGCGCCCTCGATTTCGCCGTCTATGGACTGTTCGAGGATCTCATAGTCGGGGTCATTGACGTACCTGACGAGCTGATCAACGGTCACGCCTTCGAGGATCTGCGGCGGCTTCGCCTGCGGGTCCTCCCACCACGAGCGCAAAACGCCAATCTTCTGAAGCAGGGCGTCAAATGCGAAATCGTGGATGATCGTCTCGCCTGGGTTGTCCTTGAAGAAGACGTGGTTGAGGTATTGTGCCGCCGTCTTCAGGTCGCCGTCAGAGACAACGCAGCTCTCATCCTCGACGGTAATCAGATCGTCAGAACTAGAAAACGTGCGCTGGATGTGCGGCACGGTCCAGTTGATCGTATCCTCGATGTCGTGCGTGACGACGGCCGAACGATTGGGCCGCTCGCTACCATCGCCGTACGGCTTGGCGTGGTAGCGGTCCATAGCCTCCGCCTGCGTCTGCGCAAGCTCTGAAGCATAGTAGGAGGCGGCGTCCGTCTCCTCATCCTTCAGGATGCGCAGAAGCTCCCGCTCAGAGAGCGGTTGCAGCTTTGGTGCTGTGCGTGCCATTGGCCTCGTAGAATCCTATTCCTCAGTGCGAAGTGTCAGGCCGGGGTTCGGCGACACTTCGAGGAATGATTTTTCGTCTGTCGTCATCAAACCGTCATTCCGATGCGGGCGCGGCCGGGCGTGAGCGGGCGGGCCATCGTCTGGATCACAGGCTCTGCAAACGTCAGGGCGATAGCGTCCCATTCGTCAGGCGATTTGAGGCCCCGCTTGCGCATGTCGTCCTTGCTTTCGAGTAGGACGCGCGTGAGGCTGTCGTACTTGAACCCAGGGCCGCAGGCGTCGGCCTGCAGAACGTCACTATCGTCGATGTCAACGCCGCCTATATCCTGCAGCCAATCGCGGGATTTTCCCCACATCTCGGCGCGGCGGTTCACATAGCCTCCCTTTGGTCTTCCGTTCTCGTCTGTCAGTTGCGGTTCAAGCGGGGCGCTGCCGAAGTTCACGGCGACCACGACGCGGCCATATCCCATCTCGTGCAGGCGATCGATCATCGCCACGCCGGCACCGCCGACATCCACGAACACTTTGGCAGGCTTCTCGGTGTCGATGACCTGCTTGAGCCAGCCGACCTGTTCCATGGTCGAGAGGTTCAAGCGGGACTCGACACGGGCGACACGACCGTTGCGGCGGGCCATCGCAGCCCGATCCTTACCCTTCCAGTTCGGGTCGTAGCCGATGACCAGCGGGCCGGACTTCTCACAGCGGTTCTTGCGGGCCCTCAGCACGTCATCAGGCTTGATGAAGCTGTCATGCCCCGACATCTGGAACGCCTCGGCCGCGGTGGCCGGGTATTCCTGCTTGAACAGAACCGGGTCTTTCAGCTCGGCAATCTTGTTCCGTCGCCACACGATCTGCTCGAGGTCGAGCCCGTGGGCCGTCATGTAATCATGCTCTTCCTCGGTCGCCTCGAACCCGGCCGGCACGGGGCGCCGGTATTCCTCCTGCCAGAACCACGGGATGAAGACCGCGATATAGTCGCCCTCGCCGCGCTCGGCTTGCTGCCAGCGCTCGTGGAACTCTCCGCCGACACCGTTCGCCGTGCTCTCAAGGACGATCTCCGTCCCAGGCAGATCGGGCACGGCCTGCACGACGCCGGCAAAATGCGTCGCCGCGTTGGGCCAGAACGCAACCTCGGATCCGTGAAATAGCTGGATCGTCTGAGAGCGGCCAACCGCTTTGGTGCCGGCCGTGCCGACTGCGTAGCCGCTTTCCAGGGCAGAGAAGAACAGTTCCTTTGCGTTCGATGCCCCCGTCTCCGGCTTCACGAGCGGCGGGCAGTTGTCGTGGTAGCGATCAACCATCGTGAACAGGTTGTCGGTCGCGTCCTGCTCATGAGTTAGGATGAATGTGCGGATGCCGCGCCCATGCGTGGTGCGCCAGTAGAACCGACCACCGATGTAGGTGCTGATCCCCTGCTGACGGCCCTTGAGGACGAGCGCCCTTACCTTGCCTGTTGCCTTGCGTTGGTCTTCGAGGCGCTCATGCAGATAGGCCTGGGCGCGATTAAGCAGAAGCGGCTTGTTGCCGGCGCGCGGGTCCTTCGGGCGAATCTTGAGGCACTTGACGCCGTAGTGCTGGAAATCGTCTTTCAAGCGCTGCCGGATGGAGCGCTCCCGTTCGGACATGCCGCTCATTCGAGGTCGTCTAGGGCCTGCTCGTGCCGAGTGATGTTGATGTCAACTTCGCCTTGGATTTCCTTGGGGAGCACCTTGGCGATAACGTTGAGGTAGGCATCAGCCTTCTCCTCGCGCGCCCTGACGATTGCCTCTAGACCGTTGGCCTTGAAATCGTCGTGCAGGGCCTTAATGAAGTCGGCTTCAAGAGCGTGCCGCGATCCCTTGGGGCGCCCGGAAGGGTTTCCTGACTGCCCTTTGACGAAGGGTCGGCCGATGATTCTACGCTGCTGAACGGGCGCTGTTGTATTAGCAGGTTCGTCTGTCATTGTTTCACGTGCAACGCTGATCAGGCGGCCTTCTTCGCCTTGACCTTGCCGGTCTTGCGAGAGGCGGGCTTCTTGGCGGTGGACTTGGTGGGCTTCGTCTTCATGGTAGTGTAGGTTCTCCGAGGTTGATTTCTGAATTGGGGATTGTGATGAAACGCTTTGCTCTTGTGTTCGTACTCTGGTTCGGCTGGCCCTGGCCGGCGGAGGCGGGGTGCTCCTGCCAGTGTGTGAACGGGCAGAACGTGCCGTTGTGCTCGTCGCCTTTCGACCTGAAGCCGCTGTGCCCGCCGGTGCTCTGCCCTATGGCTTTGCCGTATACGGGCTTGCAGCCTGGAGGATTGCCGCCCCTGGGTTCGTCAGGGTGCAGGACAGTGCAGGTGCTAAATCCGATGACGATGATGTACGAGGCGCGGACGGTTTGCTACTGAACTCGGCGCCTGAGCCGCTAGCCAAAGTTCCGTCAAGTAAGCCGCCCTTATCTGCCTCGTCCATTGGACCGCTTTGCGCCATGGCGGTATACACCTCAAACGCCAGCCGCTCATAAGAAACGACGCCCATCAGTTCCTGAATAACGGAGCCTCCAGCTTCCATCATCTCCGGCGTCACCTCAATCTGGTGGACGCCTTTTTCATTTTCCGGCATGTCACGCGGATCGTTTTCTATCTTGCTCATGGGTACTCCCTACGCCGCCCTCGCACCGTTGAGAAGGTCAGCCACGGTCAATGTGGCCAGCCGCGACTGCCTCTGAGGCTGGCGCTCGTCTCGGATGACGATCTGCTGCGGCTGGACCACGATTGGGCCATGCTGCCTCTCGTCCTTCTGAGGCAGGGTGGAGGAGGCGGGATCGGGCTCGTCCTCACGGCGATTGCGGTACAGGCCGGCGACGAAGAAGCAGAGCGCAGGCAGGCCGGTGCCGGCAATGGCCATGGCGACATTGATCGTCGTGTTCATCGCGTGCTCGGTGGTCTCCGAGGCCTTCACGTTGCCGGTGCGGATGAGGGCGACGGTCTGGGCATAGAAGCCGTTCTGGTGATCGACGGTGGAGACCTTGTGCTCGGTGTTGGCGGCCTTCTCGCGGGAGGCATCGACGAGGCGCTG